TAAAAAGTTTGACAGACAACAGTTTGGGTATTTTTCTAAAGACCCACGATTTGTACCACAAGGAAATCAAGATTTCTATGGAGGAACGTATACAGGAGGAACACCTAGTAGTACTTTAACATTGGCCCAATCTAAAAATTTGTATCAAAAAGAATGGATTGCTTTATATGAGAACATAGGATTTTCAACAATAGACGGAATTAGTTATGGTCAAAAATCAACAGTATATGATTTCTTTACCGAAAATAATATACCGTTTAGCGTATCTAACATAGAAAATTTGGCACCATTAATTAGAATATACGCAACACAAAAGAAATTAAATCCTTCATATTCCGCGACAACATTTGCAACTGATATTACAAATATTTTAAACAAAGCGGAAACCAAACGTAGTGCAATTGAACAACAGTTCAGAGGTAAATTACCGTCAGCCTTATTAGGACAAAAACAAGAACAAACACAAAATGTTAATTCAAAATTAGACGGTGATATTGTAAAACTTGAACAATGGGAATTATTTAAAGCGGTAAATGATAAATGGGTGTCAGGAAGAGATAGTAAAAAACGACTTTTATTTAATGAATTTTTATTTTTTGATAAAGCAAATCGTGATATTGGTGACGAGTTAATTATTAACACAGATACAATTAGAAAATATTGTAATTGGGACAACTCATCAAATTCGGTAATGTCGTTAGTAAGACAAATTATTGCTGACAATAGAATGAACTTTTTTGTAATGCCGGCTTATATTAATTTTTACGGTAAATCATCATTAAGAACAAATGATAGAAATGTATCAATACTTAATAATGCTAATGATGTGTTTAGTACATTTACGTATGTTGATTATATTAATTCATCACCAAAATTCTTATGTCAATATGTTGATAGACCTTCACAAACATTATCATTAGATAATGACCCCAACTACCCATTCAAAAGCGACTCATTTGATTTAGGTAATCCAACAAACAATCCTATTGTTGACAAAAGTCTGAATGTCAATCAAAATAACAGTAACAAAGCGGTGGGGTTTGTTGTAGACTTTGGTACTATAAATCAAAGTATATTTAAATCTGTTGACATTAACCAAGAACAAGGTGTTGCCTCTTCAGAACAAATACAAACAACAATTGACATGGGTAACCAAGGCTCGGGAAAGAAAACAATGCAACAAACAACTGCATTGTATGACTTTTACAAAAACCGTTCTTATAGTAGTACTGTTAAAACATTGGGTAACGTAATGATTCAACCAACAATGTATTTTGTGTTAAGACACATGCCTATGTTTAATGGAACTTACATTATTAGAAATGTTAAACACAGTATAAGTTCAGGTAGTTTTAATACTGAATTTAATGGACAAAGAGTTTCCACCAATATTAACACAAAAGTATCTGACGACATTGCTAGTATCAACGAAGATTTTTCTAAAAAATTATCAGACAAAGTAAAACAGTTTGTTAGTAATAATACATTGGTACCATTAAATAGTAATACTAATCAGTATTTAACTGGTGACGCAGCAAAAGATTATATTCTATCCGCAAGAACACCGTATCAAGGATTTATTATTAATACAACTGATTTAATAACTCAAGATTGTAGTGAAAATATTAATCCAATTTATGGGGCAATCCAACCTACTGATTTAATAACTAGCTCAATTACCGTCAGTAACCTTGCAACATTAATTAGTGGCTCAACTACCGACACAAACCTAAGAACATATATGTTTTGTATGTTATACATGATGGACAATAAACCAAACCGTAAATTAGAATACAAACAAAATAATTTATATGGGGTAATAGTTGATGTGGCATTTCCTGGTGGTTTAAAATCTAAAATAACAAAGTATAGATGTTTAAAAACAGGTGAGAATCTTCCAAGACCATTTGCAACATTTGACAATCTTCAAGAAAATATTAATTTTGTTAGAGATTTTTATTCTGAGAATATTAAAACATATTTAACAGATGGATTAACTAAAAAAGATACAATAAATAAAATTATTGAATTATTCTATATGACTTGGTATACATCAGGTTCACCGACACAAAAACCATACACTGAAAATTCAAATTATCCTACGTGGTTGGCTAATGTTGGATTCGCATATGAACAAGCAAAAACAAAAGGTTTGTACTAAATTAAATAATCGTTATATTTATTAAGAAAAACAATATGAGTAATTTAAAAAATTTATTGGACAACTACTTACAGAAAGATACTGTAATCGCCGAAAAGGATTTGGGTAACGGATATAAAGAAGTTTGTGATTTACAAACTGGTGACTGTTACACTGTAAGATTAAAAGACGGTTTAATTGAAAGAGTGGACAACACAATGAAATTAAATAAAACATTAAGAGTTGAAACACCACAAGGTGTTAAAACATTATTAAACGGTTAATCATGGAAAACAAAGTTTCAAAAACAATATTAGAGGAATTAAAAAGATATAATCAAATCAACAGTTACATTGTTGAGCAAGACGCTGCGTTACCTCCACCAGCAGATGAAGACCCAACTGCTGCAGAACCTCCACCACCTGCACCCGATGATACAACATTAGGTGGTGCTACTCCACCTGAAGGTGAAGCGACTCCTGAAACAGGTGCTCCTATTGATATTAATAATGACCCTGATGTTGAGGAAATTGAAACAGGTGATTCAGAAGGTGGTAAGAATGATAGTAGTAGTGGTACCGAAGAGTTGGACATCACAGAATTAGTTACTTCACAAAAAGACATGCAGTCAAAGCAGGAAGAATACATGAATTCAATGATGTCTAAATTAAATGACTTAGAAAGTAAATTGGCTCAGATGGATTCAATCTTTGAAAAGATTAATTCAATTGAAGACAAAGTTGAACAATACAGACCAAAAAGCGCTGAAGAAAAAATGGAATTAAGGTCTTTAGATTCTGGTCCTTATAGTCAAAAATTATCTGATTTCTTTACTGAAAAAGAACCACAAATGAGACAACAAGGTAAGGAGCAATATATTTTAACACCTGATGATGTAGAAAACTACGACAAGATGAGTGTTAGAAAATCTTTTGACCAAGGTTTACAAAACTAATTTGATTTCTGAAAAAATTGTGTTATATTTATCTTACATTAAAAGATAAAAAATACAATTATGATGACAGACAAAACATTCGATGCCGTTCTGGCGCAGTACGAACAAAACACAAAACCATTTGGTGACCAACCAATGATGTCACAAGAAGACAGAATGAAGCGTTATTTCGCGGCTATTCTTCCTAAAGGTGAAAACTCAGGACAAAGAAGAATCCGAATCCTACCAACTACAGATGGCTCATCTCCTTTCAAGGAAGTATGGTTCCACGAAATCCAAGTAAACGGTACTTACAACAAACTTTATGACCCCGACAAAAATGAAGGCGGACGTTCACCTTTAACAGAGGTTTACGAAGAACTTATGAAAACTGGCAAACAAACTGACAAAGATTTGGCGGCACAGTACAAAGCTCGTAAATTTTACATTGTTAAGGTTATTGACCGTGACCATGAAGAAGATGGTGTTAAATTTTGGAGATTTAAACACAACTACAAGCAAGATGGTATCTTGGACAAAATCATTCCAATTTGGAGAGCTAAAGGTAATTTGACTGACCCAAATGAAGGACGTGATTTGATTATCCAATTGGTTAAATCAAAAACACCAAAAGGAAAAGAATACACTTCAATTCAAACAGTAATGTATGATGACCCAAGCAAATTGTCAGAGGATGCTGAACAATTGGATTCTTGGAAAAACGACCTAACAACTTGGGCGGACGTTTACTCTAAGAAACCTGTTGAGTACTTAGAAGCAATTGCTCGTGGAGAAGTTCCACGTTGGGATTCAGAATCTAAAAAATATGTTTACGGTGATGACGCTACTGAAGTATTCGGTGGAACACCTGTGGACCCACAAGCAGGTATGTCACCTGACGAGGAATTACCATTCTAATAAACTAAAACACATCATGTGCGGTATCATGTACGGTACCGCACA